TGCTGCCGCAGGTTTCGAAATAATACCCTGACCATACTCATCATTCGAATTGATGGCATTTCCTTGATCTTTGGCATTGACACGCTTCCCACGCCTACCACTCTGTGAAACAAGAGGTGGATCAGACGATGTAGGAATTGTGAGTACCACATCTTCGGCCCAAATGTATGTTGTGATGGTAATAGGATCATTGCCACCATTAGCATGCAAAAGATTCCCAAACGATGAAATGACAATCTCACCCATGTCATCCCAATCGGCATCAGGAATACTAAGATAATTCTTGGGCCAAAAGAAAGGAAGACACAATTCGCCTCCAGTATTCTTCGTTGGATTGAGAAAGAAATGAGGTTTCTGTGAAGCTTGAATCAAATCCTGAAGGATGAAATTCCTGCTCACAGTTACCTGATCATTTGCAGTGTACGGATTGTAAGAAACTAAGGCACGACCATAATGAAACTTGGTCCCTGAAATTACCATTTTCACATGCAATTTCATGCGCAACAATTCATAGTTCTTAATCTTATCTCGCACAAACGAATTTTCACAAAATGCTTTCCAAGGATTGAACTTGTAAAAGAAAGGTTGGCCAACAAGCCAGGTCTGCGCTGATTGGCGAATAGGGCGTCCAAGAAAATTGCCCAATTCACTATCAGTATTTTTCGCTAGATCCATTGTCGGCTCATAATAGCCTACTTTCTCTGTAGTCCAACCAGCATCCTGGTCAGCAAAAGCAGTAATTTGTTCTGTAGTCATAGGAGACAGCTCCTTCTCCTCTGTTCCTGGTGGAGGTTGAGAATCTGAAACAACTCCTGACTGCGAGACCAAAAACACACCTTCCAATTGACGAATCCGTTTCTCAGGCTGGGAAACATGTTTATATTTCTTTGCAAGTTTATCAAACGATTCAACACGATGAATAACTTGCATAGTAGTGTTCAATTCGGTATTTTTATTGAGGGTACCGTCCTCCAAAATTCTATGTAGATAAGTAATGCAATTTGTACAAATATCATGAGCGGTGCATCAATCGACAACATGACAGTGCTATTTTTGTGGGCGTCACCCCGTCGCTAAATAACGACTATATACAATGACTACTTGTGTAGCTGTCCACAAATTGCAGGTAATTCAGAACCTACAACCTGTGCGTTAATCAAACACAAGCAACTATTTTTAGCTTATCCAACGTATAGTTACGGTGGCCCAAGGTACAAAGCCCCCAGGGCGGGCTAACGAAGCCGACCTAAAGGTCGAACTTCTCACGATACCACGCCAAACGATCATCATAACTCATAATTGGTCCAACATACCCCTGAATACCAGCGGCACGTGCAACCTCTTCGAGTTGTGACTTTCGTAGCGTGTAGACCTCACGGCCATACTCAAAATACTTCAATGCTACATTCTGAATTGCTTCAGCACTTGATTGTTCCATGGTCAAAACCTTGGATTTCAAGTGAGCATGCAACATTTTAGCAATCGAATCCTCCTCGACAGGAGAACGAAACAAGCCTAATTCCTCATCCCAAACAGCAAAGTGCTTCAAAAATGATGCACTCTGCAAAGGAATAAAAGGAACAGACTCTGCATCCTTGTCAGCCATAGTATATTTGATACTCACTTTGGCCAACTGTTCAGCAATTGCAGTATGATTGAAATCATCATAACCTTCTGCAACAGTCAT